GACGACGACGATCCCGCCGACGACGACCTCAACGTCAACGTCTACTACTACGAGTACGACGACCACGTTGCCGCCTACCACGACAACCTCGCTGCCCCCTACGACAACGATCCCCCCGACGACGACGACTCTCCTGCCGCCGCCTGACGACATCACCCCAGAAGTCATCGAGGACATCGACTACGGCGAGCTTTCAGACGACCAGATCGGGCAGGTCGCAGAAGCGATTCAAGAAGCTGACGACGAAGTCAAGGAAGCGTTCGAAGCAGAAGTGAACGTCTTTGCTGGGGCTACTGAGGAGTACGTTCCGGCGGGTAGCCGTGTGAGCGTTGAGGATCGTCGTGCGATCATTGCTGTACAATCTGCCGGTGTCGCTGTAGCAGCGGGTGCTGCGCGACCGAAGCCGCCTGCGCCTGTCACGCCAGGGTCGGCACCTACTACTGGAGGACCATCCCGAGGTTCTAGGAGTAGGAATGATTAGAAGGTTTGTGAAGGCGGTGCTGCGGGAGTCGTCTGCGCTGGCCTGGACGGTCGGCGGCGTCGGCCTGGTGCTGATTACGATGTCGGGCCGCACCCTTGAGTGGGGTCTGTGGATCGCTGGCGCGAGCTTGTTCGCTCACCTTGTCGGTGTCATCTTGAGCGACGACTGACTGCTAAGGTAGATACCATGTTCTCTACTGCCTTGTTCAAGGACTCCGCCGAGCGTGCTGTCTCTGCTTTTTGTCAAACTCTTATTGCTCTCGTCGGTACTGATGGTGCTGGCATCCTTGATGTTGGTCTGGCTGACTCGCTGAAGGCTTCGGCCATCGCTGGTCTGCTGTCCATCGTCAAGTCCTACGCAGCAATCAAGGGACCCATTGGTGGAGCTAACCCTTCGATGGTCAACCTTGATGTGGCTACCGACGCTGACCTGAACGACTGATGTCGCTCGACGCCAACCTCGCGGGCGTTCACCCGATTCTGGAGTTCCGTATCAGGGGCTTGTTGTCGGAGCCTGCCCTGAGACGATACGGGACGTACCCTGCCGTGCGGACGTACGCAAAGCAGAGGGCACTTCGGGATCGCTTCCTTTCAGGAAAAGGGAACCTCGCTGCTGACCCTGACCGTGTTTTGCGTACTGGCAAGAACTTCCCGTATGCGTGGAAGCCTCGTGGGTCGTGGCACATGGAGCAGGCAGACGGGTACGGGCACGCCGTTGACCTGAAACGTCCCCTAGGCGTAAGTCGCTCCCAAGCCGACAAGGCAGTCCGGCCCTACCTCGCCAAGTGGGGCCTTAAGCAGACCGTGTGGCCAAAAGAGTGGTGGCACGTTCAGGCACTCACGTCCCAGGGCTGGATCAACGGCCCCCTACCAGAGGATTCAGGAATGTTTCTGACCTACGACAGCAACACCGACGAATACCGAGTCGGTATCCCAGGCGAAGGCACCGCCGTCATCGAGTCGCCTAACCATTGGCGAGAGGTGATCGCGAAGGGCCGCATGACCGGCTGTTACGAGTCGCCGCATATGGCTGCTTTGCTTGGTAAGATCCGTAAGGAAGCCAAGAAGAAATAGTTGCGGGCATGGTGCGTAGGGAGATCCTACGACGGGTTATGGTTTGGCCTGTTGAAACACCCGCAATATGAAACCCCCCTGTTGAGCATCGCTCCAGGGGGGTTTTCTTATTCTGGGAACATGTCGTCAACAGTGTCCGGCACGGCAAACCGGGCGCAGTTCTCAAGCGCGATCTCTGCGATTAGCTGCCACACGGCTCGTTCCTGATGGATCGTTAGATCGAGCCAGGGTTCGACTGTGGTCGCTGCGATCGGGACGTTGTCGAACTTGTCCCACCCAACTACGAGTAGTCCTGCGAAATCTTCGTCACCGTCGAAGTCCATTCACACAACATACCACTCAGGATCGGCGGCTGGCTTCGTTAGTTTCAGCGACCCAGTGCCGTAGGTAGGGCAGTGTGCAAAGTGTGGTTGTCGCTGGCCGTTGCGGTCGATAAGTGTGGGGCCAGAGCATTCGTGGCATTGCATTTCGTTGCTGTCGTTGTCCCAGGATCGTTTGGGTCGTAGTCCTCGTGCTCGTGCCATGAGTGTGCCGAGCGGCGGCGGGAACTCGCGTCCTTCGGATGCGTACAGGTCTAACGCTTGCCGTACGAGGGCAGGGTGTAGGTCGCCTGCGTGTTGTGCCCATTCGTCCGCTGTCTGGGCGGTGATCTTCATCGCTGTGCCCCATAGCGTCTTGGCGTGCGCTACGAGGTCGGCTGCTTCATGTCGTTGCATGGGTCATCCTGTTGTGTAGTTGTGTGAATGCTTCTGCGGCGCATTGAGGCACGACCGAGTTACCGAGTGCCTTCAGCGCATGTTTGCGGGTCGTAAGCGTGTCGGTCACCCAACCGGCTGGGTAGCCCATCATCCATTCAACGAAGGCGGGGGAGATTCGTCCGTTGCTTGCGGGATCAGGGGCGGTTCTTCCCAAGATATGTTCCCAACGGTTGATTGCTGGTGCCCATTGTCCGAAGCGTTCGGCAAGCGCGCTAACGCGTTCTCGAGATTCTGCGGTTGGTTGAGCGGCCTTGGGTAGATGTTGTTGTTGCGGTCCTCGCCGTTCTGTGCCCGTGGCGTCGGCAGGATAAGCAAGTCCCCACCATCGGAGGCGCCGATGGGGTGCTCCAACGGCGGCTGCTGAAAGAGTCCCATATGTGATGTGGTAGCCGATGTCGGCCAGTCCGTAAACGACTCGGGCCATAACGTGTTCGCCCTGACTAACCGAGGTGAGAAGTCCTGAGACGTTCTCGAGGAAGACGAGGGGTCGTTCGTGTGCCATGTAGCTATCAAGGAGTCGGGCGATGTCATCAAACAAGTACCTTTCGTCGGTTGTGCCGCCGCGTTTGCCTGCGGTGGAGAATGGTTGGCATGGAAACCCGGCGCACAGTACGTCGCACGGGGGTAGCTGTGAGTGCTGAGTGAAGTCCCCGAGGTTGGGCACGTTGGGCATGTTGGCTGCGAGCCATTCGTTCGCTCCCTTGTCGATGTCGGAGACGAACACCGGCTCGACGTTGATGCCAGCGAGTCGGAGTCCTAGCTCCAGTCCGGCGATCCCGGTGCAGAGCGAGCCGACTCTCATGTGCATACCCAGTGTTGCCAACCGCCTTCGGGGGCGGCGAGTGCCAGCCATGCCGACACCCAGATGTTTGCTGCGGGGTCGAACACGTCGGCCCCTGGTCTGCCTGCTCGCTCTGCCCGGTCGGGCCAGTATCGAGTCAAATGTTGCATGAGTCCTGATGCGCTACTGTTGGGGTTCTTGGCGTCCGGTAGCCCTGCCGATTCGCATTGCATGATTCGGAGGAACCGATGAACGTCAGCATCGTCACCGCCGAATGCAAAGACTGCTTCTGTAACGGCTGGTCGCCAACGCTCAACGTTGTCCCAGAACACGGTCGGTGCCTGCGTTGTGGTTGTGGGCGGGACCGTTGTTGTCGGGACGGTTACTGTTGTGGACGTGGTGAGCGGCACAGTAGTCGATGAGGGCGGCACGGTCGTAGATGTCGGGGCCGCCGATTTGGCGAGCGTAGGCTCGTAGCTCTGCAAGGCTGAGGTCGTGGACGGTAACGGGTCGTCCGCAGCGCACCCTGTCAGAAGCGTCAGGAGCGCCGCTGTTGCGTTCACGACCCATCGCCGGTACCTGCGTCCATCTGTGCTCTCAGAAGCTGCCATTGGCGCTCCTCGTCGTTCTGACGGGATTCCACGATTTCATCGTCCCAGCATTCCTGGTTGAGCCACGTCGAAGCATGAAGAATGAACCCTGCTTCCACTCGGCTATCGCGATCCCGGTACGTTCGCATTGCTTCCAGCAGGCGGTCATGGCCGACCTTCTTCGCTGCCTTTGCATAAGCCCTCCTGGCTTCAGGCTTCCGAACCTTGCGTGGGTACTCGCCCCACCAGATGTCAAAATGCTGTTGTTCGTTCGGTTGTTCATCCGCTTGCGGATGGACGATAGGAAATAAAGGTTCAGAACCCAATGGGTCTGGTTCTACTGGGTCTGGTTCAGGGGGAGACAAAACTGTCTCCGGGGGGGAGACACCGATGTCCTGGGGGGGTAGGACACCAGTGTCTCCCCTAACACGCATCACCAAATACGTGTTGGAGGTCTGCGAACCGTTGTCTCGATTGCGTTCTGAGACACGAATCCACCCTTCGTCGCGCAACTCTGCGATGCATCGCTGTACCGTCCGAGCGGACAGCCCGGTACGGTCACCGATGGTCGCTTTGCTAGGCCACGAAGTCTGGTGCTGGTTCGCAGCCTCGGCCAGCACAGCGTAAACGCACACTGCGCTGGCCGAGACGGTGCCAAGCATCCCGAGTGGGACGATGGCGAATGGGTGACTAACTGCCACTTGGCAGTTCCTCCCTTTGGTAGATGCCGGTCAACAGGAACCGGCGTATCAACAGCGAACGAGACACCCCGTCGTCCGCTGCGAGCTTGGTCAGGCGATCGAGCACGTCTTGGGGTAGACGTAGCGTGACCGCAGTGTCGTTGTCCACTAGAACGGCTCCATGTCCGCTGCCGGATACGTCTCCCCGCTTGGGAACGTAACCTGCTCTGTCGCACCTGGGAACGCAGCAGCAACAGCCGCAGTGTTGTCACGGGGCGGCAGGATCTGCTGACCCAACCGGAACACTGACATCTCCCACGTCTGCACCGTCTGGCCCTGCTTGTTGACGTACGAACCGGCCTTGACCTTGCCACGCACCATCACCTTCGACCCCTTGCCGGTCGCCTCAGCAATCGCACGGCCCTCGGCGTCGGAGTTGTCGTTGCGGTTCGGCCACACGGTCAGGCTGACCCACGTCGCAGGCTCATCCTTGCCGTTCGACAAGGCAACAGCCGACTCCCACAGGGTCTTCTCAGTCCCCTGAAAGGTCACCGTCTTTGGTTCCCAGTCACGTCCGAGGTTGCCCTCGATGCTCTGGATCTGTCCATCATTCAGCATTGTTGTCTTCTTCCTTCGTTGCGAGTGCCTTGTCCAGCACATATGTTTCCTGGCACCACAGTTCAAGGCCGAGGCCGATCCTCATGGCGCACCGTTTCACCGCATCACTCACGGCGTTCTTCGCGTTCAGGCCGTCGTTCTGGCCGGGACGCTCACACTCCCCGATCTCGTCAATCACGGTCGTCTGCCCGTCGATGTTGAACACCATACGGAGCACGACACCCTGCACCTGACCTTCGGCGTTGCGGATGATCTGCGTGATCTCCTGCGACGGCGGCGCACCGAGCTTCGCGATCAGCATCTGCTGCACGTCAGAGTGCGACACATAGTCTGCTGCGAACCCGCCTGGCTTCTGCTTGATGTACGACTTTGGGATCCTCTTTGCGAGGGCTTGTAGTTGCGTGGTCATTGCTTGATCCTTTCAATCATCTCGACCGGCACTTCATCTTCCGACAGCGAACGGCATGTCGTGTTGTAGTTGCAGTAGGCGCACTGCCACGGTTTCCCGCCCTTCTGCATGTACTCGGGGCGGTCATGCACTAGCACAAGTTCGCCTAGATCGTTCGGCACAAACGCAGGAGCTAGCTGACCTTTGTGGTAGTAGCGAGATGCGTACTGAAAGTGCCGCAGTTCGTCAATAGCGATGTTGTACACGGTGTGGCCGTACTGCGGGTCCGAAACGACATCGTTCAACCCGTACTCCCACTGCATCACATCGCCAGCCTTGATCCCGGCACGCCAATCGCCTTCCTTGGCGACGTAAACGATCAGGATGCCGTCAGCCTCAGCACCGACGCAATACAGCCCAGCCTGGGCAATGTGCTCACGCTTCGGCCCGTCTTTCCACGCCAGCTTTGCGGCGTAGCCAGACACAGTTTTGATTTCGAGGATCGTGCGGGTGCCATGACGACGATCAGTAATGATCCCGTCGCAGTGACCCGACAAACCGAACCACTCGATCCCGTGCCCGACCTTGGCTGACGCAGCCGTCAGGTCAATCGGAACCTCAGCCTCGAAATCCCATTCGTCTGCGTCAGTTCCCAAAGCTTCCTGAATCGACTCATGGATAGCGTTGCCGACCTCAAACGCCATGAACGACTGAGCCGTGAAATCCTCCGACTCCGCCGCCCCGTGCGCCGAGAACGTGCGCTTACGGATGCAGGCACCAGCGTCAGACACCCTGAACGGTGTGTCAAACGCTGTCGGTTTCGGGCCTTCCGCTTCCCGTTTGTTGATCTGGTGTTGATACCAGTGGTTCTGAATGTCCAACATGGACTCTCCTTGTTTGGTTGAAGTGATCATTGATTCGTTGACGCTGAGCAATCGCCGCACGGTCACGGCGGTCACGCACCCAGCGTTCGTAAGCCACGCTGCGGGCGATGCCGAACCCAACAACGGCACCGCCCACAGCAGCCAGAGCCAGCATCAGAATGGCTCGTTAGCGAACAGCAAGTCGTGGTTCTCAAGCTGCTCAGTGTTGTACTCATCCATCAACGCAGCCCGCTCGTGCGGATCGTTGTGCTCCTCACCGTCATGCTCGACGTGCCAGTCGGTCACGTCGTGAGCAAGCTGCTTGCTCAAGTAGTCGGCGTCCTCACGGGACAGACGGAACGTTGAGGTGCTGGCCTGTCGTCCGTCTTCGGTTTCGCTGGTGATCGTCACGAAGAACAGATCCCCGTGGCGGCTGGTGTGAATAAACATTGGTATGTACCTCCAA